AAATGAACAAATTAATTATGACAATGTAACTACGGGTAATGCTAACCGAATATGGACTTTGTGTGATCGCGGGCAACGATGGAGTGAAGGTGGTGAAGTAAACACACGCTCGGTGATGAATACTTCTTATCCGGTATATGCATCTGACCTAACACCAGCATTGAATTGGCGGTGGTTATTTCATAAAATCATAGAAGAAGCAGGCTTTGAATTTGTAGGCAGCACATTGGATGGTATTCTTTCGGATTATTGGATGCCTTGGTGTAACTCGCAAGTATTAAATACCAGTGCTACTGGTAATCAATTTCTATTCACTGCGCAAAACAGTGCAACATTCACCAATCCTGATGGTCAATTCAACCTCTTCTTAGCTAATACGGTTGTATTTGATAATAATGGTGACTACAATAATAGCACTTACACATATACAGCACCTGTTGCAGGGCAATTTACATTCGGTGTATTATTACATACCTATACAACCATTGCTAATAGCATTCAAGTTGCTTCATCCATCAATGGAGCAACACCAATAGTGAATGCTGAAATGTTTGTGCCATTAAATAATAATGACATCAGTAGCACTTTTACATTGACACTTAATGCAGGTGATACTGTCAAAATATATTTGCTTGAATATTCACCAACTACAACTATATATAATGATTCATATCTAAGCTTAGTATCAACTAACTTATACTTTGGTGTTGATATGCTTTATTCACTGAATGCACCAAATATTAAGCAAATAGATTTTATCACCGATGTAATTAAGATGCATAACTGTGCTATTGTGCCGGATAGAGCTAAACCTAATCGTGTGTACATAGTACCACAAAATAGCTATTTGGGTAGTGGCAATGTGATAGATTGGACAAGCAAGCTTGACATATCTAAAGACATAGTGATAAGTAGTACCGTAGATCTGCAAAAATCAAAATTTCAATTTACATATTCTGCAGGTGAAGACTATCTAAGTAAGCAGTACAAAAATGTCAATCGTATTTATGGAGATTATGAGGCAATAGGCTATCAAATTAATCCAAATTCAAAATCATCTGACTTTGCTATAGGTGACCAAAAAGTACAACTTGTATCGCAATCTACGCCATGTGGCCCTATCAATGGTACTAATAAAATCATACCGCAATTCTTAAATGATGCGCAGCAATTTATCGCACCTGGTATGCGCTGTTTATATGAATCAGCAGCAATTAACATCACGTTATACAACGATGCATCAAGTGCATCAACAATTACTTCCATAGCTGTACTCAATCACTATAGTACTACGTATCCAACTATAGATGACTATGATTTGAATTGGTCACCTGAAGTACCACCATATATCATTACAGCCAATCCGTATAATAACTTGTTCAACTTGTATTGGCGCAGTTATATGAACTCATTATATAGCCAAAATGGGCGCATAATGGAAGCATCATTTGCTCTTGATTTAAAAGATATTTATACTTTTCAGTTTAGTGATAAAGTGTGGATACAAGATTCATGGTGGCGCATCTTAGAAATTAATGACTACAAGATTGGAATGTTTGAAAGTACTCAAGTCACACTGCTAAAGTTTCTTGATGATCAGGAAGATTGCAGCGCGAAACCTTCCAATGTATCATATAGTGGTCATGTGCAATTCATAGATGCTGATGGTAATCCTGTAGCACCTACTCAAGATTGTTGCACACGTTACGGCTATTCATGGGATGAAGCTAATGGCGTTTGTTGGGCTAATGTTTTACCCCATGAACGCCCAACCATTGGCATTAGTGGCAGACCAACGCAACCTGCAACTATTCCATTAGCTGTAGAGAATCGCTCAATAGTGAATTCTATACTTACTGGAAGCAACATAAATGTGGCTGTTGGCAATCGCAACATGATAGCTATAGGCAATACATTAGAAGTAACTAAAGCAGTAGATGGCACTAACATCTATGGCAAAAATGCTTCAACCAACTTACCCGGTATGCACATTGGTGGTGGATGGAAAGATGGTACCAGTGCAAGTAGTGAAAAAGGATGGTCACAGCATGGCATTGTTATGCTACACCGCAAAGAATCATGGCTAACATCGGGTAACAACTTTGCTTACTACATCGAAGGAAAGACGGGTGAATATCTTGAACTTGCAAATGATACGGTTTGGAGTGCATTGCTCAATGTAACAGTTATTGATGCGGCTAACAACTATTACACTGGTCAATTTTCACTTGCTATGCGCAAGGTTGGTGGCGTTGCTTCAGTTAGTGCATTGACCGCAATCAATCAAATCAACAACACAGCCTACACGTTCACAGTTGGTGTAAATGTCGCCATAAATACTGCACAGCATCGCTTATATTTGAATGTCGCGGGTGGTGGAGCATTCCCTGCCAACTTAATCACAACGGCATCTATACAATATCAACAAAGCAAAATATCATAATGGACACAATTAAGAACTCAATGCGCTATTTGCAGCTCGGAATTAAGACAAGTGGTAAGCATAACTTACAACTTCGTAAGTGGCAGCGTGTGCTATGGTATATTACCCTATACACTTGGCGTTTTGCAATTCTTTTTGGCATATTTTATTTAATCTATAACCTGATATACTAATGGCACAGCCGATTGTTCAAAGCTTTGTAATTGATACCACCGAAAGTGAGCAGAATCTCAAAGATTTAAATACTCAGATTAATGCTACTTCCAAGGCAGTAGATAATACTGCTCAATCATTTGAAAATGTAGCTGCAGCTGAGAATGAAATTGGTGCATCCAGCAAGTCATTAAAGGCACAATTGCGTGAATTGCAGGCACAACTTGCCAAGACAGAACCTGATTCGGCTAAGTATCGCGAACTTGCTGCTGCTGCGGGTGTATTGAAGGATAAGATACAGGATGCATCACAGGCAGTAGGCACACAAGCAGGTGGTGCGTTTGAAAAAGTAGGTGGATCATTAGGACTTGTCACATCTCGAATTGCTAACCTGGATTTTGCAGGTGCAGCGGAAGGTGCAAAACTGCTTGCTAAAAACATCACCGAAATCAAGCCGGGTGATATTGCTAATGGAGTTAAGAGCATTGGTAGTGCGTTTGCATCTATTGGTAAAGCATTATTAACTAATCCTATTTTTTTATTAGGTGCAGCCATTGCAGCAGCGATTACTTATAGTGAAGAATTATTTGCACTTGTCGATGGTATTAGTAGTGCAGATCAAGAGCGTTTGGCCGCACAGGAGGCAAGTGCTAAAGCTTCAAAGGAACAACTTGATGCCATTAGCGCACAAGAAAACATCCTTCGCCTTGCAGGTAAAAGCGAACGTGAAATATTAAATTTAAAGATTGCTGCAGCGCAACAGGCAATACTTGACCAAAAGGCGGTGATTGCCACACTGGAAATTCAAAGGCAACAACAAATTGATGCAGCCAAACGTAACGCTGATATTACAAAAGGTATTCTGCAGTTTCTTACAGCACCATTGCAGCTGTTGCTTGGTGCTGTAGATTATATCATACTTGGATTGAATAAGGTAGGTGTTATTAGTGATAAAACCTTTGCAAGCATTGGTAGCTTGCGTGAAAATCTTAATCAATCTATCACTGGTTTGCTATTCGACCCGGCAGAAGTAGCAAAGGAAGGTGATAAGTCTATTGAAGAAGCGAAGAAGGTGCTGCAAGGTTTGGAGAATACGCAGGCAGGTTTTCAGTTATCCATCAATCAGATGAATCAGAAAGCTGCTGATGATCGTCAAAAAACACGTGATGAAGAATTAGCCGCTGAACAAAAACAGGCACAGCAAATACTTGATATCCGCACAAAGAATGCTGAACAATTAGCAAAGATTAGCGAACAGATACGTAAGGATGCAGCGAAACCAATCGAATCGACTAAGACACCATTAACTGATTTTAATGCTACAATCAAGGCACAACAAGATGCGGAAGATTTGCGTATATCATTAATGGCAGAAGGGCAGGACAAAGAGATAGCACTTGTTGATGCGAAATATGCCAAACTGCGTGAACAGGCAAAGGGTAATGCTGAAGTACAAAAACAAATAGCAAATGCAAATCAGGAAGAGGTTAATGCTATTATTCAAAAAGGTGTAGACAAAGAAGTAGCAACGAGGCAAGCAGGTTTCAAAAAAGGTTTAGACCTTGCAAATAGTGCTATCCAAGTAATACAAGCGTTCAGCGATGCATCCACAAAGAATGGTGAAAAGGATGCAAAGAAGAAATTCAAAACAGATAAAGCACTTGCTATTGGTGCTGCAACAGTGCAAACAGCATCGGCAGTAACAGGTGCATTGACAGCGGGTGGTAACCCTATTAAACTTGCCACTGGTCAACAATTTGTTGAAGCAAGTATTGCAGCTGCATTAGGTATTGCCCAAATCGTTAAGATAAAAAATTCACAATTCGGTGGAGGTGGTGGTGGTGGTAATGATGCTGCATCCAGTGTGCCATCAGCAGGTGGCGGTGGTGAAGGTGCTGCACCTGCTATACCACAATTCAATCCACTCGCAGGGTTAAACCTTGGTGAACGTCCTGAACAATTAACACCTAAGGCTTATGTGCTTGCGGGTGATGTGGCAAGTCAACAGGAGGTAAGGCAGAAGGTGGAAGACTTGAGTAGAATCGGTTAGAAATAAGAACTGCCCACGTTAGGGCAGCCTTATCTATCGAAACCAAAAACTATGATGAAAAATGGATGTCCAAATATATATAAATTTGTAATATGGAAAAGAGAAAAGTCGTAAAATGTGTAATTGATGAGGAAGGTCGATTGGGTATTACCGCAATGGGCCTTGTCGATGCACCTGCTATCGAAGAGAATTGGATAGCATTGAGCAAAATGCAGATGAGTGCAATGAATGAAGAGCGCAGAATGCTATATGGTCCTGCATTAATACCGGATAAAGAGATACTTCGTTATGATGACAAGGGTGAACCATACTACGTGTTCTTTGAAAAGGCAACTGTGCAAGCTATTGCCCATCAGTTTTTCAAAAAGAATTTGCAACACACCACCAACTTGCAGCACGAGATACCAGTGACGGGTGTAACCGTTGTGGAATCATGGTTGAAAGAAGGTAACTCGGACAAATCGCTGCAGCTTGGATTGCCTGAACTTCCCGATGGTACATGGTTTATTGGTACTAAGGTAGAAGAAGACCACGTGTGGAATGATGTAAAGGATGGTAAGATTAAAGGTTATAGTATTGAAGGCTTTTTTAATGAGGTAGGTGTGGCTATGAGTGGTGTCAAGAATTATGAAGCAGAACTGGTGCTGGAGTTAGATCATATACTTAGCAATGCAACTAATAAATAAATAAATGATAAACATCCAAAAGGCACTTGAAGTGCTTGGTCTTCCACAAGAGATGGAAGCGTACAACGGGCAGGTGCAGTCACGCATCTACCGCAACATCATTGTGTACGAAAATTATGACAACACATCCGGCACAATGAAGACCTACTACACGGTGGAGTTTGCGGAACCTATACCTGTGGCGTTTGGTCTTTACCCATTCAACTTTGCAGCCAACAGCATCTACCACATGGGTTATGCTGTAGTTGGTCAAACTGCAAAAGGATATACAATAGGCAAAGATGGTAAGTGGGTAACGCATCCATCAAATTCAGGACTTGCAGGACAGAAGGTCTATTACGTAGCAGAAGCATTGCATTTCACACCAACTACTATCGAGCAAACCTATGAGCCGTATGAGACCGTAATTAATGGCATTGCATCGGATATGAAAGACCCTGTGATGCGTGTTGGATATCGTAGTCGTTTGTGGGGTAAAGATGCGACAGGTAAGACCGTAATCAAGTGGACGAGCAAGTATGCTATTACACCAAAGAAGCGGTTAACACGCAGTGAATTTTTACAACTTGTACCGGGCATGAGTATGGATGATGTGATTTGGAAGAATCGTGTCACATATAACATAGTACCAGTGAAGGGTGAAACGCATATTACATCCATTGCTATGGACATTGATAAGCCAAGTGATACATCATTAAAAAGCACTGTGTACATCAATGGTATCGATGCTGATACATTCGACTATAAGAAGCTTGTCAACTCATTTGGTAAGACATACGATGGTTACATGTATATGTACCGCCTAATGAATGGCCCTGGTCAAATAACTACGGACAATGTTTATGGCAGCACGTTAAACATACCACTTACACCCGGCACGGATAGCACCATCAATCTGCAAGCAGGTAGCACCAATGTATACAATATCGCAAGTAAGACATTGACGTATAACCCTGACTTGAGTTATGATGCAAGTGTGATTGCGTATATGGAATTTTTACCTGCAGGTGGTAAGAATGAAAATTGTGGAAAACAAATAAGCCTTGAAACAGGTATCGAAATTATGTTTTGATATTTTTGCCTTGGTTAATTTATAATAGATTTAGGTTTAAGGTGTAGTAAAAAGAAAGGGCCAAACGAGGCCCTATCTTTTTTTAACCCTATATACAATGAACTACTACAAGATGCACGCACGGATATATTCCGCAATGCTCATCTTGTTTGTCTTTGCTGCTTTTTGCACTGCCTTTAGCTGTTTGTCTGTTAATCTTGCACTCACCTTATGTGAGTAGGATGTCTTGGTTGTATTCATAAAAGTGAGTAATTATTTATAAGGCTAAGATAGAAAGAATGTTGGATGTAACAAAACTCGGTTTTTGCTACAATACCGAAATATTCAACAATGTCAAACATAAAAGAACAAATCAAATCCGTCTTTACAAAATACGGCATTGATCCATCTGTACATGGCATCAAGTTCGAGGAAGAAACAACTGCACCAACTGAAGAATTAAAATTCAGCGTTGAAGGTAAGTTGCAAGATGGTACATCTATCTATTCCACATCTGATGCATGGACAGTTGGTTCAGACATATTTACTAAAGATGCTAATGGTAATCCAGTGCCTGTCCCTGCTGGCGAATATATCCTTGAAGATGGCGTAACTACAGTTGTAGTTGATGACATGGGTATGGTTGCTGAAATAGGTAATACTCAAGTAGGTCAACAAAATATGAGCAGCGAAGATTTAGTAGCCGTTATAGGTGCACTAAGTGAGCGTATTGCTGCACTTGAGACTGAAAAAACTCAACTTGCTGCAGCAGTTGAAGCTGCTAAGAATGATGCTGATGCTGTAAAGTCTGAACTCGCTTCAGTTAAAAAAGCACCTGCAGTACCTTCTGTAAAATCTCAAGAATTTAAAAAGAACAATGCTCCTGTAGTTGCATCGAATGGTAATTCATTCAGCGACTTTATGGAAAGCATTCGTGCTAAAAAAGCAAATTAATTCACCTCATAATTTTAATTTAAATGGCAACAACAACTTCACTCACCACCACCTATGCAGGTGAATTAGCTGGTGAAATCGTAGCAAAGGCTTTGCTTTCTAACGTATCTACTCAGTACGTTACAATGAAGCCAAATGTACCTTACAAATCAGTAGCTCGTAAAATCGATGATACTGTAACATTTGCTGCAGGTACTTGTGACTTTACCCCAACCGGTACAATCACTTTGACTGAACGTATTTTGACCTTGGAAGAATTCCAAGTTCAACGCCAAATCTGTAAGAAGGACTTCTTCACAGATTGGACTACCGCTGATGTAATGTCAGGCCGTGTAAATACTCAAATCCAAGATGCTATCATTGGTCGCTTGGTAGGTGGTATCGCTGCTGCTAACGAGACTATCATGTGGTCAGGTGTAAATGCTACAGTTGGTCAGTATGATGGTTTTGAAACTTTGATCACTGCGGGTGGTTCAGGTGCTGTATCAGCCGGTACAGGTGCTTTGACTGCTGCAAACATCATTGCGAACATTTGGGATGTAATCAACACTGCTCCTACTGCTGTTAAAGGTGCTGCTGAAAAGCCTATCCTTTATTTGGGACAGGCTGCATGGGAAGCTTACATGCAAGCACAGCTTGCTGATGGTAATGGTTGGTACTTGACAGGTGGACCAGAAGTAGTCAAGCGTTTCGTAGGAATGTACGAAATCGCAGTATGCCCTGGTATGTCTGCGAACACCATCATCTTCGCACAAAAGTCTAACTTGATGCTTGGAACATGGCAAGAAAACCAAATGAACGAAGTATTCATCTTGGATATGCAGAACTTGGATGGTTCACAGAATGTGCGCTACGGTGCTCGATTCTACCTCGGTGCTCAGATTGCTGTTGGTGAAGACATCACCTACTGGAAATAATCATTAATCAAAGGGGTGGGTTTTAACTCACCCCTTTAAATACTCTAATTAGATATGGCTTGTGATTTAACAAAAGGTTTTACCCTCGGATGCCTTGAAGGTATTGGTGGTGTAAAGGAAATTTTGATTGCTAACTACGATGACTTTACATCAGGCATTACTTATGGTGGTACCAATGGTGAAGTTGACGGATTGCCTACTGCCACTATCTACCGCTATGTTCCATTCCGCAATTCAGGTTCGTATGTTGAGACAGTACAAAAGAACTTGGAAACGGGAACACTTTATTTCTCTCAAGAAATTCAGTGGACATTCGGTAAGTTGAATCAGGATATGCGTAATGAATTCTTGAATGTAGCAAAGGCTAAATTCATTGCATTTGTACGCACTAATGATGACCAAATATTGCTTATAGGTGCCGGTGAAGGTGCGCAGCTTACAGCTGGTACTGTTCAATCAGGTGCGCAGAAGGCGGATTTGATGGGTTACCAAATAACTGCGATTGCAGAAGAACTGCAACCTGCTGTTCACCTTGAACCATTCACAGCGGTGCCTTTCGATAACTTCGGTGGCATCACTGTAAGCCCTGCTTACTAAACTTTGTTTTCCGTTTTGTGTCTGTTGTATTGTGTGAAAAGGGGCAGGTGTCATAACTTGCCCTTTTTAATATTAAGCAAATGATCTACCTCTTTACTGACACACCAAATCAAATAGTATTCTTGTCACTTGATGAGGCAAGACAGTACTATGCAACAGCATTTACGGACTATCTACTCGTGTTGACACACGAAGAAAACAGCACAACCGGTAATGACCTTGCACAAGTTGTTAATGTCATGAGTGAAACTGTGCGTGTAACTCAGTTTACAATGACCACTGTTGGCCTTACATTAGCAGGCAGATACCGCTATGAGGTGTACGGACAAAATTCTTCTACTAATACTGACCCGACAAATCATGCTGTTGTTGGTTTATGCCAGCGTGGTTATGCTGTCTTAACTGCTAACACTACATGGTTTGATATACCAACAGGTATTATACCAAATGATATCATATATGAGCCTTAATGAATCAAATATTGTATCACTCAAGCTATCGGAATACGTAGCTAAAAGTGATGCTGAAAAAGTTGACCGCAAAGGATGGGTTAACTATGGTGCGCAGAATGACTTTCCACAATATTTGCGTGACCTTTCACATGAATCACCCGTGCATGGTTCATTGGTTGTGGCTATTGGTGATATGATTGCAGGTAAGGGTATTCAATCGCAGCAATATCAAGCTGAACTTGATGCACTGGATATTGATACTTTGACCTATGCATCTGCACATGACTTAAAGTTGTTTGGTGGTTTCTTCATTGAAGTGATTTGGAGCAATGATAGAACAGTTATATCAAAGCTAAATGCATTGCCTTTTGAAGAGTGCCGTAT